TTCAGCAGACGCTACACATTCATTTGGTGATGATCTAAAACAAATATTTGCTACAAAAGATATTGGTGAAATGCCAAGTGAGCTGTTGAATAGCTATGTAAATGAACTAGCAGCTAATTTAGAAACTGGTGGTAACTTTACTGATACAAGATTTGCACTTAGAAGACTTGCACAATTTTTAAGATTAAAAGGCTCTCGTTTTTCTGCTGAAGAATTTTTTAGATTATTTTTTCAACAAAAAGCTGAAGTTGCTTATGGTAAAGAATCAATGTTTGTTATTGGTGACTCAGCAAGTACTGTAGGAACTGAATCTTTAAAATTTATACAAAATAACGAGTTATATCAAACCTTTGGATTACAAATTAAAACACCAATTGATGTAAGTAAATGGAATGAACTTTATAAAAAATTTATACATCCAGCGGGGTTTTATTACGAAGGACAGGTTGTATCTGATACTGAGGCAACATTATCATTACAAGCACCATTGTCAATTGCAGATTCAGCAATTGGACCTTCTATAACTTCTGAAGCAGCCTTAACTTTTGTTACACCATTTGTTCAAGAAACAGTGCTTATTGACTCTGATGGTAAGGGTGTAAGAATGAAACTTGATCAGTTAGTAAGCGTTTATCAATCATTAACTACACAAGAACTTGAAAAATTTTATAGTAATTTAGAAGAACTTGTAACGCCTAACTCATTTACATTTGATGATAGTGATAAGAGAGACAGTGCTGGTGCAGCAACACCTGATTTATCATTAGTGACAGAAACTATGGACAATGATATGTTCACAAGATACTTAAGTGACTCAGCTTTCTAGTATAAATAGACTTATTAGGATTAAAAAATGACAAGACAAAACATTAATATAGGATCAGCAGCAAACGATGGTACAGGTGATACTTTACGTTCTGCTGGTTTAAAAATAAATCAAAACTTTCAAGAAGTTTATACACAACTTGGTGGTGATAGTAGCACTTTAAGTACAAAAGTAAATATAATAGATTCTGCTGTTGTATTTGAAGGAGTTTCACCTGATTCGCATGAAACTAAATTAATAGCTGTGGATCCTACTGCTGATAGAGTTATATCATTACCTGATGCTACTGGTGCAGTTGTATTAGACGTGGCAACGCAAACACTTACTAATAAAACGTTAACTACTCCAGTTATTGCTTCTATATCAAATAGTGGTACAATGACAGTGCCAACAGGTGGTGGTACTTTAGCAACTATAGGTGGTACTCAAACACTTACTAATAAAACACTAACGTCGCCAACATTAAATACTGCAAAGATTGGAACATCTTTAAATGACGCAAATGGAAATGAACTTATAAAAGTAACAGCAACTGGTAGTGCAGTGAACGAATTAACGATAGCGAATGGCGCATCAACAACTGGACCTACATTGTCAGCTACAGGAGGTGGTACAGACCTTAATATAATCATGACACCAAAAGGTACTGGTTCAGTCGAGTTAAATAAAGCAGCTTTTAGTTCTTCTACTATAACTTCTAATGGAGCAGCAAATACGGCAGCTACTTTCATAATAGGTAATGCAGGTTCACAATTAGACGTATCATTAGCAAATGGAACAACAGTAGGTGAATTTAAAATTTTTACAAACAAAGGTGCAGGTGCAATGCATGTTACACCAGCAAGTTTTAGAGGTTCACAGACAAAATTTGTTTTAGACCAATTTGACGGTTGTACCTGTATATGGGATGGAACAAACTGGTTCTTAGTAGGAAACGAAAGTAGTGTAACGGTATCATAAGGAATAGAATATGTCAGCAATAATTACAGACCCGTTTAAAAAACAACTTACGCAGACAGTCTTTGATGAATCAAGACTTGATTCTGCAAGATATTATATTGGTATAGGTAAATCAGAACCATACGATAGTGCAGAAACAGTTCCTACACCTACAGATACTCCACGAACAATAAGAAATATTAGAGCAGGATTACAATCTATAAAGGCTGCAACTGACTTAAGTTATGTAATACCAAGATATAACTGGTCATCAGGTGCTTTTTATAATGCTTATGATGATAATCTTACAGCTATTCCAGCAACTAATAGTTATTATGTTTTAACAGATGAAAATCAAGTTTATATTTGTTTACAGCAAGGTAAAAACGCTTCAGGAGTTGCAGTAACTTCCACTGTAAAACCAACTGGTACTACCACAAAACCATTTTCTACAGGTGATGGTTATGTATGGAAGTTTCTTTATGCTTTGAGTGCAACAAGAGCGAGTAACTTCTTATCAGCAAATTTTGTACCTGTAGAAAAAGTTTTAGATTCTTCTGAATTAGGAAGAGCTCTTAATGTTACAGAACAAACACAAGACGCAGTACAAACAGCTGCAGTACCAGGTCAAGTAATTGGTGTAGCTGTAACAAATGGAGGAACCGGTTATACATCAACTCCGACTGTGACTATTGATGGTGATGGTGTCAGAGCCTCAGCTACTGCAACAGTAAGTGGTGGTGCTGTAGTTAAAATAGAACTTGATTCAAGCACAGATAGTGCTATCACTATGGGACAAGGATATAATTTTGCTAGTGTGTCTATTACAAGTGGTGGCGGTAGTAATGCAACAGCAAGAGCAATACTTGGTCCACCTGATGGTATTGGTGCAGATGCGAGAGATGAACTAAAATCTACTTCATTAATGTTCAATACTAAACCAAACGGTATTGAAGATAGTAACTTTATTGTAGGACAAGATTTTAGACAAGTTGTTCTTATAAGAAATCCTATACATTCATCAGATAGTGCAGCAGATGGCCCACCTGTTACTACATCAAGTGGTAAAGTTTTAAATTTTCTTAAATTACAAGCTACAGCAGCCGCAGGTTTCTTAGATGCAACTATAACTGGTGGAACTAGTGGAGCAAAAGCTTTTGTAGACGAAGTAACAGAAGATAAGTTATACTTTCATCAATCTGAAGAAACTGGTTTCAAGCCTTTTCAAGAAGGTGAAGCTATTACTGGTGGTGGACAATCAGGAACATTGATAGCTGCTGGTGTAGATGCTGACTCAGATGCTTTTACTCGTGATGATGTAGATAAAACGTCTGGAGAAATCTTATATATAGAAAATAGAGCACCAGTAACAAGAGCAGCTAATCAAACAGAAGATATAAAGGTTGTAATTACACTTTAAGGATTAAAAATGGCGACAACACTTACAAATACTACATTTAATACAAGTTTTAAAGATGATTTTGCAGACAGCGCTGGTTTTCACAAAATACTATTTAATTCTGGTAGAGCAGTACAAGCAAGAGAATTAACACAACTACAAACCATATTGCAAACACAAATTTCAAGGTTTGGTGATAACATATTTAAAGAAGGTGCAGTTGTAAAACCTGGTGGTGCCAGCATAAATCAAAAATATGAATTTATTAAGCTTAACACTACCTTAAATACATTACCACCAGATACTTCAACTTTGATTGGAACTTCATTTACTGGACAAACTTCAGGTGTTATAGTTAAAGTTTTACAAGTTGTTCCTGCCACAGGTTCAGATCCAGATACTCTTTATGTTCAATATACAAACACATCATCAGGCACTGCAGGTACATCTACAATAAGAATGTCTGCTGGCGAGGATATTAACAATGGTTCAAAAACTCTCACTGTGCAGACAACCAATACCGCAGCAAATCCTGCAACAGGCGTAGGCATATTAGTTACCTTATTATCAGGTATTTACTACGCTAGAAGTCATTTTGTTTTTACAGAAGATCAATCAAAAATAATTTCAAAGTATACAGATACTGTAACAACTAATGTTGGTTTCAAAGCCGTTGAATCTGTAGTTACTGCAGTAGACGATACTACATTATTCGATAATCAAGGTGCAACACCAAATTTAACTGCTCCAGGTGCTGATAGATATAGAATTCAATTAACCATAGCAGAAGAAAGTGAAATAAATTCTGACGAAAATTTTATTCATGTTGCAACAATCAAAGAAGGTGTAATTTATAGTGCAGTAAATGAAAATAACTCTTACAATATACCAAATAAAGTTGTGGCAAAAAGAATTTTTGAAAATTCAGGTGATTACGTAGTAAAACCATTTGTATCAAAATTTAATTTAGATTCAGCAAATACACATTTAAGACTAGAAGTTAGCCCTGGAACTGCAGTTGTAGATGGTTATAGAGCATCTCGAGATTTTCCAACGACTATAAGAGTAAAACGTTCTACGAGCACCGTTACAATCAATAATGATGTTGTAGGAACTGATTTTGGAAACTATGTTTTAGTTGATAATAGTACGTTTGGTGATTCTGCAACACAAGGTTTACCGAATATAAACGTATTTGAAAAATTGGATTTAAAAGACGGTCTTGACTATACAGGTAATACAATTGGTAGTGCTAGAGTAAAAGCCATAAATGAAGATGGTACTAATTTAAGATTTCACTTGTTTGATGTACAAATGAACTCTGGTAGTGCATTTCGTAACGTAAAAAGTATTGGTACTAGCACGTCAAGTTATTTTAGACCTAAACTTGAAAATAGTAAAGCGGTACTTAAAGAAACAATAAATAACTCTTCATTGTTTCCGTTACCAAGAATAAGACCGAAAGCTCTTACTGATATTTCATACGCAGCTCAAAGAAGATTTACTGTCGCATCAAATCCATCTGGTGAGGCTTCACTTACATTATCTGCCAGTGGCGAGAGATTTACCAATACAGATGACTGGATAATTGGAACTGATAGTGACATATATCTTGGTGCAAGTATATCTGGTGCAGGAAGTACGTCTGCTACCATAACAGGATTACCAGCTAGCCAAGCAGTTGAAGTTCTTGGTTACGTAAATAAAAGTGAAGCTTCTATAAAAACAAAAACTCTTGCTACAAAGGCTATTAGTGTCGGCATAGATTCAGACGGAAATGGTTTAAAGTTTTTACCTTT